AAGTTTGCTGTTCGTTCTCGACTATCATTTCTCTGAGACGTAGATAATCTTGTTCAACTGCTTTGTTAAGTCGTGCGGTGGCTTCATCGCTTCCGCTTTCGGTGGAATTCTTGGTGACTGCTGGACACTCGGCTTTGACGTACACCCGCTTAGAACCAGAGCTAACAGCATCACGAAGAGTGTTGATTTCATTCTTTGCACTGGTTAACTCCTGTGAGTGACGAATATCGAGTTGATTTAATCGAGTGATACGTGCTTGATAGTCTTTGTTGATTTCGACTTGTTGTGAGAGTTGTTTAGTGAGCGATTGGTTTTCTTTACTCAACTCGCCAACTTTTACAACTAAGTATTGGAGTGAAAAAACACAAATCACAGAGCCAATTAAAAGAACCCATTTACCAATACTCATAACAATAACCAAGCATCTTCAAAGACTTTCTGACTATATGGCTGATACCCAAGCTCGACACCAACAATCGCCGTAGCCAATGCAATAGCAACCGGTTTAGATGAAACGTTAATATGCTCGTTTACACTAACGCCGATATCTTTTGCGGCACGATTAATGTAGCCAGCAGTGTTGTTTTCATTTGGTGGCGCATACCGATCGATAATTGACTCGACGGTGTTGAGTTCGTATTTCTTTTGGTATGTTTGCAGTAGCTTATAGATGGCCCGTATACCATATTCAGGTGATACAAACTGGCAGAAGCTCGGATCTGTTTGCTGTGCGGATAGTCCTTGCCATTTTGAACCGTGTCGAATGTTTCCCGGATTGTTATTGCGTTCACCGCGTGCTGGTCTACTCACTTCTTACCCCCTGTAAACTTATCCCAGAAGAAATCCAATGCCAAAGAGCCAGCGGAACCACATAAGCCAGCCGTAAATAATGTGTAGTAGAATGAGGCGTTAAGCTCTATTGATATAAGACCACCCATCATTCCAGCAAAGCCAGATACGAACATTTGCATAATTGCTCCTACCCAGCTCCACCGATAACCATTGCGTTTATTGTCAATAATGTATCTAGCCAATCCGCCGTATAGGGAGATAGCGAATATGACACCCCATGCGGTGGCACTGAATTTGTCTTTCTCGTCCATTCGTGTCATACCGCCTCCTTTCTGGAGGAATTAGTTAATAGAACGCCGACTCACAGCTCTTGTGTGAATGTGAGGTGTTGTGATTGATTCTGTGGTCGGCATATACGAAAAAAGACCGCCTAAGCGATCTTCTGAATGAGTTGCTCGGAATAACCGAACATGTGAAATAGCGTTATCGGAATTCCGACATCGGAACAATATCAATAACTTAAACTATGCTACCCTCATCAATGAAGGTAACACCCTCGAATTCGGGGGAATTAAAACGAAACGGGATTAATTGTTAATTTCTTCGGCATTTGTTTGGCGACAGACCGATGAAAAAACAATTAACCCCGCCCTAAAAGCACAGATGACGAACGTGCTTTGTTATTTCTTTCTTGGTACATAGCAATAGAAAGGGACACCAGATATCCGTCGACCAAAACATCATCTGGTGTCCCTAATCACACAACCCTCCAAAATGAAGAGTGTGTATATTTTTTAACCCAGCCAATGACTGAGTTCAGATAACAAAAAACCCCGCCGGAGCGAAGTCTTGAATTCTTTTAACGTTAACGAAATGGCAATAACCCATCGTTAGAACGATATTTACACAAAAAAGTGCAAAAGTCAATTCATTCGTTAGAAGTATTCGTTTTTAATTTGTTACCTTTTTTAGTATGTAATCTGCGTTACTTTCTCCTTTTTCACACTCAACCGCCAATGACTCATAAAATTTACTAACCGAACGTTTCCATTGATCAATCGTAATCCCTAAATGAGATACGGATTGAAAAGCCTTCGATGCAGGTATTCGCTCGTAGCCACGACCAGAACAACGCTTACAAGGCATACTGACAGCTTCACCGGTTAACCTTAATGTTTCCTTGTCTATTGACATTCCACGCCCTTTGCAGTCATTGCATGCGCAAGAAACATAACCTTTACCGTTACACTTATCACAAGCGCATGACTCAGTGTCATTAATAATGCGAACTTCCTTACCAAAGACTTTTTTAACCTTAATCGCCTTTACCTTAAAACCTGATCCGTTGCACTTTACGCACTCAGTAACACTTGATGCCGACCTGCAATAATCTGCATAAGCGAATTTTGCGAGTATTTGCATTACCTTTCGCTTAACATTCATATCGAGCTTGCGTAAGGCTGGAACCTTATCGCAATGATTCAATGCATGCCGAGTTAAAAGTTGTATCGCTTTCACTTTGTCATTCTGGCTTATCTCCATCTTTCCCGAGAACGCAGAAAAGCCGAATGACTCTTTACTTTGACAATATCCAAAGGCACCCATGACATCAGTGCCGGTTAATCTATCTGGCGATGTTGAGCTAGGCGCATCTGATATTGATGTGGTTTTAGCGAAGTGATATTTGACAGCGCTTTCTAGATTCATCTCGCCTCCGGTAATACTGTGTGATAATCATCATTCGCAGTTGTATATAAAACCCTGACACCATCCATCAGCCCGCATAATACTTCCATGCATTCAGCAATCTGGATTACACAGAAGTTAACTCGACCGCCTGATCTGGATTTTAAATATCTTGCTTCTTCAATAGCTGCGATTAAGTCAGTGAACATCTTTCAGCTCCTTTAACTTTGCTCGGTAGTGATCACGTATCCGCTCATAATCCTCGCGTTTCCATTTTGGCAATTCATGAGAGCCCATCAGCCGATCGAAACGTTCCTGACCAATTTTTTCTATTAGTCGAGGTGTGTAATTTTCGATATTTCCCGATAGATGGTTATTACATGGTGCGCATTGCTTATGGCAGTTATCTTCATCGAACCTAAGCTCAGGATTTGCTCCTGTGGTTCGATAGTGACCTGCGTGATACTGACCTTCGTGAAAACGACCACACGAGATGCAAGGCTCATCCTTGTCTCTTTCTCTGATAAATGCGTTGAATGCGGTCTGTGCTTGCTTGGTGAAATATGAGAGGGGTTTTACTGCTAACTTGCGGGATTTGAGTTTGTCTTTTTCTTCTCGTTCTTTTTTCTGTTTCTCCTTTTTAAGTTTTGCTAATGCTTTTTCTCTATCTTTATTCCTTCGTTGCTCGGATAATTCAAATCCATGCTCCGGGCTACACCAATTTTGAAAACTCTGCCTTGGAATAAACCATTCTCGGCATACTTTACAGCGCCGTCGCCTTAGCTTCTGCATCTCCCTCTCCTTTGATTTTATCCATCACTTCCAAATGAGCGTATTCATCAGCACACTGGGCGCAAACGTAAATTTCATCATCTGTTAGCTGTCTATTGCATGACATGCAGTTCATTGCGAACCCCTTTGAGCAATGAGTCTATTTTCATCAACATCGGATTACCCATACCTGAGACGATGGCCTTATCAACAAACTTAATTCCGCACTTTGGTTTTTCTGGGGTCTTTTGTTTTTTAACTGGCACTAACTTTGGCTTAACAGGCATATTCTCTAAATATTCACGTTCATATTGCTGACGTAGTGTTGTAATTGAGTCAGATTTAACTTTGTAAATATTGAACATCCTGGAGTATTCATTTCTCCTTTTCCCTGTAATAGTCAGACATCCCATATCATGTAATTTACTTAGAATTCTTCCTGCATCATTTAGTCGAATGCCTAATTCCAAAGCTACATGCTTATGTGTGAATTCACTGTAATTTCGGCCAATAACTATCGCCTTAGCGTAAGCTTTATATTGTTCTTCAGTCATTTCTCACTCTCCATCTCACTAACCATCCGATCCATATACCAGCGCGCCTTTTTCAAATCCTCGACTGGATTAATTTTCTTTTCGTATCGCCAGACGTACTTTTGAATATTGCCCTTGAGATAGCCTAGAAAAGCCTCCTTGGTCATGCTGGCTTTAATGGCATCTATGCATTCAATATCACCTGATGCGTAATGTGGTGGGTTATTTACGTTGTCTTTCACTTTATTTTCTGCACCTTGATTAAATAAAGAACCAAATCCCCCCATACGTTGAAGGGTGTCATCACATTTCTTGCAGGCGTTTTCATGTTTAGGTCCGATGTAGCTAAATCCGCACCACTTACACTCTTTGTGCCAATATCCTCCGTTCGGATAATCCCTTTCTGTTTTAGCTAGGTTCATTCTTCCTGTTTCCTTTTCAATTTCATATATTCAGAGTTATCAGGTATCGTCACGAAACAATTTATACCTACCGCCCAGCGCTCAACCTGCTCCATGAAGTGGAACATTTCACCCGTATCAAGATTTGATGTTTTCCGAAGTGTCCTTACGCGCTCTGTAAGCTGTGTAGTAACGTCAACCATATCGACCACCTCATAACCTAGGAATGTATGCTTAAGCATTTCCTTGACGGTTTCTGGTGTGTAATTGGCGTTGTTCTTACACAGGTATTTACTTATCTCTGAGCACCACAAATGAAAAGTGGAATTCTGAGATAATGAACGCTTGTTTTTCCAAGGCTTGATAATGATTCGGTGTGGTTGGTTTGTTGCTAGAACTTCTTTGAGGTGTTGCCATGCGGTATTTTTGGTTGATTCGTGGAAGAGGAAATCTGCTTCCAAGTTAACCTCCTTGCATTGCCATTATCATTTCAACTAGGCACTCAGAGCCTTCTTTGGCTTCACGAATGAATTGTTTTTTTAATTCCCTGATTTGCTTTCTGGTTGGCTTAGCTTGAAACTTAAAGTGATCTTCATCGCCATGTGCTGATACTTTTAACATCCAAAATCTGCGATTCGTATTGAAGTTAACGTAATAGACCTTTGCTTCTACTGGCTCACTCACTGTTAGCTCTCCTGTTCCATGCAATTATCGCCTTCCGCTCTGATGGTTGCGCCATGCCTCGATATTCACAGCAATGACAAATTACAAACCACATTGGGAATTTCAGCTTTTTAGCGACACCAACTTTTGTTGATTTACATTCAGGGCATTTCTTAAGTTCGCTCATCATTCACTCTCTGGCATTGGTGGGATTGGCATCCAGTATTCGACATCAGAGAATTTGATGGGTTTGTTGGGGAAATAAGTAGCTTCCCACTGAAGAGATAATGTTATTTCATCATTAAGGTTGACCCGATTTAAAAATAAAACCACCGGCGTTCCTTCTAAAAATGCTATAACCGGATCACCGATAACAGGCAGTCTTTCACTACATTTGACTCTATTAGTTCCCTGCATAATATTCCTCTGGCATTGGTTCAAATGATTGAATATCGAAATCCCAATAAGGTGCAATTTCGCATCGACCACAGCTATCATATTCACCGTTGTCTCTCGTAACGCTGATTTGATATGTGCCATGTTCAGTAAACATTTCATACTCTTCAGCATCTTGTAATAGCTGCGTTTCGATGCCCTGTAATGCACTTACTGGCGCAGGCCCTTTGAGAAAAATCACGCAAATGCAATCTTTGCCCATGTAAAGAACTTCTAGTTGAATGCTCTTAGTTGAATTAGTTCCCTGCATTAGATGCCTCCCTTTCTTACTGTTACTTTTAGTTGTAACGCTTTAAATTTCGCCATTCTAGAGGCGTTTTCAATATCATTGATTCTCTGATACGCCTTGCCTCTCGGCCTCTGCTTATCGGCTGCCAGTTCAAGCTCAAAAAATATTGCGTCTGTTTTATCTATGAAATATTTAACGTTCGCATGGATGTATCTACCAGCTATAAATCTACCTTGGCGCAAGTACGCTTTATTCAGCTCTGTTAACGTTGTTCCTTTCATCTAAAAATCCTCTTGCGTGTTAAGCAACTTGCTTTTGGTTAATTGCAAATTTTCCTGTATAACGCCATCAAGATATGTGCATACAGCATGCATTTCTTCATAAGTGAAGGTATCTTTTAGCTCTTCGCCATCAATTACCCGATAAGCTAATTGAATCGCATCAATTTTTTGGCTCATATTTTCGACGCTCCATAGATTGATAGAGGAAAATGTCATCACTAATACCTTTTAGAAGTAATTTTTTTAATCTTCTTATATTTTCTAACGACTCTTCACGGCTTGTTGGAGTGTGTTTTTTTTCAATCATCTGAACAGGTTCTGGTATCTTCTCTCCTGACTTGATTCTTGCCGTCATGATCCGCAACTCTTTGGCACAAAGCTTCTTAACCTCACTATCCGTTAGGCTTTTACTTCGCATCTCAGAGTAAATTTTGGTAACCATCCAGTAGCAAGCGTTTGAGGGCCATTTCATTTCACGCCAGCCACGCATTTTGCAGTATTCTCGATAGAGTTCGTAAAGCTGATCCTCGTTAGGCAAACCAAGAGCTACATAATCATCTTCCTTGCACCACCTGATAAATTGACCAACAGCAGGCCAGAAAGGGTTATCACTTGCTCTAGCATGTCGCATACCGTTTTGAAGTTGCTCTCTGGTAGTAATTCCATTTTCAGCAAAGGCGGCGATCCATTGTCTCTTAGCGTCCATTTCGTCATTTGCATTTTTAAAAACGGTACTAACTGACGCAGGAAAGAGTTGCTTTAAACTTTTGAATAGTGAATCAACCATCTTTTCAGCGTTTGAATTGACTACTTTTTTTGTGATATCTCCCTGTGACATTCTGGCTAAAGCGCCCGCATCACGATTATTAATTACCGCCATTAAATTGGTTTTCAAATGAAATCCCTCCATGCCTCCGGCGTGTTCCAGCTACCTTGCTGTGATGTTATTGCCTGATGGTTATTTTTAGGTTTGAACAGCCCTTGCCAGCCATTAGTTATGGATTGATTAATTATTTCTTCAGGTGAATAACCCTCTTCGAGACATTCCAGTAAAAACTTAACCTGTAACTCAAAGGTCTTTTTAGTTTTGAAGGGCTTTTTAATTTCATTCCTGTAATCAATCCAGTTAAACCAAATTTCACGATCTAACCAATCAGGAATAGATTCCTTCTTCGCATCAAATCCTTTTTTCTTTGGTTCATTGTTTGTTTCTAGTGACTGATTCTGTGACCCGTTTTTGGGTACATTCAAAGACCCGTTTTTGGGTACATTCAAAGACCCGTTTTTGGGTACATTCCCACTTTTGGTATCATCCCGTTTTTGGGTACATTCAAACTCAATGTTTAAACGTAGAACTCTTACTCTTTTTGTTGGCCCTTTTCTTTCACCTGTATCTGATATCAAGCCATCTTCAATCATTAGGTTTATCCATTTACCAATAGTCTTTTTATCTAACCCTGTATCCTTTACTAACCGCTGTATACTTGGATAACAGCAGTGATACTCATCAGCTCTATCAGCTAAAGATAAGATCAGTATTTTTTGAGGAGCTTTTAAGTCTAGGCTCCATGCCCAATCAGTAGCTATTCTGCTCATAATTAATCTCCTCAAAATAAAATGAATGACTTGGTAATTGAATTGACACACCTAATCGACAAAGGTCTCTCCATTGTGAGACGTTGATAACACCGGAGAACTTAGATTTTTTTATCATTAAGTGAATTCTGTAATCCTCTAAGCTTTTTGCTCCCTTAGTTGAATTACAGCTCTGACAGGATGGGTTTAAATTCTTTATATTGTTTTTACCGCCTAACTTTTTTGGTACAACATGATCTATATGCATTTCATTGATTGAGAGATGTGTTCCACAGTAAGCACATTTACAGCCATACTTTCCGTGAGTAATTTCCTTTTTATTTATCCCTATTCCCTTACTCATGCTACCTCCAATTGCTCCACTGCCAGCAACCCAGCGATCCACTGAATTCCTTTGGGTGTAAATTTAACTTGCGTGTAAGCGTGACCGTTGATTTGATTCTCACCTGTTTTTACATCAAAACGCCCTGCTTCAAGGTGTTCTGAGTAAGGTGTTAACTTTCCAGCCAGCTTGTACATAATTCGTTTTGAAAGTAGAAACTCTCTAAAGAAGTTCTCTTTCACTTTTAACAGCTTGCTTGTCTCTCTAAAACCCAGTAAGCCAGTAGCTTGAACGTAGCGATCAACAAATTCAGCTTTAGGCGCTGCGATTGCTAATTTCTGTTCTGCGATTTG